CTAGATACAGTTCGATGCTTTGTGATGTGCTACCTGGAGCGATTGTGATGGTGGAGGCGTTGCGCTCTGTTGGTTGGTAACCAGTCAAGGTTGACAGGTTGCGATAGGTGACCGCTCCAGCGTCAGGTGTAGCACCAGTCCACGTCACACCAAACATATCGGTAGCAGGTGCGCCAGACGATACACCAAAGCCAGCATTTACACTTCCAAGCGTTGAGCCATAAGCGTAAACAGCAGGGAGACCAACGAGCGTGGAGTATCCCAAATTAGTACCGTATATACCCGCAGACGATGATGTTCCAGATGCAGTAACACCGGTTAGTGTAGCATTCGGATATCGGTTGTATGTTTCAACCATTGACCCAGAAGTAGCCGTTTGTAAAAATATGCCAGCGTTTAAATACAAGCAGTTTTTAACAGCAAATGGAGTAGTTGTATTCCATCCATACTCATGCACGATTACACCAAATGTCGTAGAACCACCAATGAAAGTACAGTTTGTAACAACACCACCGGTTGGGAAAGATGTACCAGCACCGGGGAAAGTGTATATGGCCGCTGGATATACAATGTTATTAGGCACATTAAAAAGGCAATCAGTCCACGTCATGCCTGAATCATAAGTAGCAGTGTGTTTTGGAATAGTAAGGAAAAAGCAGAATGCTGAATCAAAAATACATTTAGTGCAGGTCAAACCTAGTGCAGTTCCTGCCGCAGTTGACATTGAGATTGTGGAACCAGCCGCTGCTGTGGCTCCAGTTGCTCGAATAGATTGCATATAACATTTTTCAAATGTCCAGTTATTACACGTAGTTGCATTAACAACACGAACCTGATTCTGAAAAAAGATACTTGACCAGTACAAGTTGTTTTTACTTGTAGCGGTTATTGGAGTACCGATAGACGTGCTTGACGTGTCAGCTGAAAAGCCAGTTATGCGCACTTCACCAGCCGATACACCAGAGAACTGAGAACCCGTTGGGTCACCCGTAATGTAGGTCGTTGTGGAGTAAGTACCGCCGATTGTGACAGCCTCACGATACACGCCGGGAGCGATGTAAAGCGTATCACCGGAACCTATACCTGTGGCTCCAAGTGCCTTCTGTATAGTCTTCCACGCTTGCCCAGATGTCGAACCTGTACCAGCGTTTCCATCGTTGCCGTCAGTACGGACATAGTAAGTTGCCATCAGTTAGTACCAACTAATTCCTGTGCAATGATGTAAGACATCTGAAGGACAAACCCCCGCTGTACGTCTTCGGTCTGCTGAAGCCACCACGTAAATAATGAAGTGCCATCAACACCGTATGTGCCGATGATGTTATTGTCGCTGTCGGTGATATCACCAAAGATGCGCCAGTCGGTGGATGGTTCTGGTTCCTTGACTACCGAGAAGTTTACAAAGTTCATTTGCCCACCTTCAGCGAGTTAGCCTGTGTCCCCTTAAAAGGCATCGTCAAGAAGCCCAGCGCAGCACTCATCGCAGCAGTGACACCAGCCGCTACAGCCTTGCTCCCGTAAAGTGCCATCACTGCTCCAAGCTCGGCGAGCGTGTCTGCTTCAGCTGTGCGGATGCCATCGCCGAATACAGTCGAGAAGGACGCGACAAAGGCGATCAAGACAACCACGACCAGCCTTGAGATTGATATTCCGTTCATCGTTGTATTACCGCCTCCAGTGCTGAAACTTTATTTTCTAACTTGCCGAGCCGTTGTTCTATCCTGCGGACTTCCTGCTGTTGACCGTCAAGCGTATTGACGATGTGTGCCACCTGAGTCTCTAGGCGTGTCAACCTGACCTGTATGGCAACCCATGCAGTGCCTATGCTTATTACGGTGGTCATTACCTGTATGCCCACTTGAATCCACATCTCAGCCGTCATGCTACACGCTCCACCAAACCGCAATGTTGTACTAGAAGTTCTGTCTGTCCAAAGTCAGTACCAATGACATCAAAGTATCGGGATGAATCACCGACAAGGTAGACACGGTCTTGAGGCATCACATCAGCTGCAACGGCCACAATAAGTGTCCATTGCGCTGATGGCTGTATTGCTCCACCAACAATAGATTCTGTGTCACTCTGGTTAGTAACCCGTGCAGGATATTCCGCAACCTTACGCCATGTCTCAGTAGCACCACCTCTGCCATCTTCGGTCAGTGTGAAGCGGTGTACCTCTACGCGGTCTTGGCAAAGGTTACGCACCATGCCTGCCTGTATGGTCTGACGCAGGATAGGGCTCATGCGAAAGCCACCGGGCGGTATTTCTCAGCCATGGTCAAACAATGCTGCATCAGTTGGGAAAGCTTGACATCGCTGTTGCCTTCCTTGGCATCGATGTCTGCCGCTACTCGTGATGCCTTGATAAGCCATGCCTGCCGGGTTGCTGTTCTGACATCGTAACGCTCAACGTTGATCGGGCCTTGGTCAACCCACATCAGGACAGGGTCTGACGTGCCATCAAGTACTGACCAGCCTTTGTATTGTGCGCCGGGATACTCAGGGAACTCAGGTTCAGTCGTTGCGGTTGTGCCTGCTGTACGGCACTCGTAGACCCTGCCGTTAGGCGTTGTAGGCACTACACGGTCACCGACAGCATAGGCGGTGCTTGCTGTCCATGTAGTGAAGCGTGAGAACGAATCCAAGATGGAGCCGATGTCTGTAGTAGACATCTGCGGGTAGGACTGGGCAGACACAAAAAGGCTTACCTGTGCGATTGCCTCGGCTCTGGTCATCATGCGGTTAGTATCCCACACGACTATTTTTAAAAAGTAAACGCAGGCAAAACAAAAGACCCCCAGCACGTCTGCCGGAGGTCTTGATTGCGAACCGCTAGGATTACGTAGCGGAGGAAGCACCAACGATAAGCGAACCAGGTACACGGGCGGAAGCCGTAGCACTGACGTTACCGATATCAAACGCGCTAAATGCATAACGCTCGGTTGCCTTGAATGCCAACGCATCCTCTTTGAAGTACTGCTGATCCGATACCTCGATGGTAACGGAGCGGCGGTCACCGAAAGCAGTACCAACGGACAGGTCACCAAGCAGGATGTATGGCGTGGATGCTGCCAAGGTCTTCTGCATATTCTGCACAAAGACAACATCATAGCCAAAGAGCTTAGGCTGTGCGCCAAATGCCTGCTGAAGGTCGAGGATAGCGTTTCCGCTGAGTGCGTTGAGCAGAGGAGCGATGGCGTTGTACCAAATCTCCTTGTGCATATACCACTTGGCATTAGCTGCGTAGGTTGGCAACCGTCCGACCATTGCACTGAGGTTCGTCAGTGTTGGAGCATACGTGATTGTCTGACCAGTAGTGAACTGAACCAAGCTTGCGATGTTAGCCTTGGTGGCGTTCGCGTTGTAAACAGCCCAGAGACAACCATCAATGGATGTGGTGGCATCTGTTGCATTGTTGAAAACAACGCGGTCTTCTTCCTTAGCAAGGACATACGCCATATCACGGGCAAGGGATGCACCAAAGTCGATGATGCTGTCTTCTGCCAGTTCCTTGGATACCTGAGTAAGGACAGCCGCCTTCTTAGCTGTAAGGCTGACCTGTGCAAAGGTCATATCAGACAGCGTGATTGCCGTGTTCTCACCCGGATAGTAAACCGTGGTGGAGGCAGTAGCGTTAGGTACACGGAGGGTGTCGCTCGACATCGGGTAGATGCGGCAGTTCTGCCGTGCAATACCAAACTGCTCACGCAGGTAGATAAGGTCAGAGCTAAGTGGATCTGGAACAGTATAGCCACCGGCGGAATCCGTGCCTTCGTTAGCCTTGATGTGGTTCTTTACCCAATCAGCGGCCTTGCGGTTGCCCATGATGGAACGTGCCCACTGGCCCCACTGGTACGCCTTGTAGTTACGCTCATCAGCGGTTGCGCCTGGGAGCAGGTCGGTCATGCGCTTTGATACGCCGCCGGATTTCCATGGCTTGTCTTCGACAGCAGGGGATACCACAGGAGCGGTTACTCCGAGGCTCTTGATGGTCTCGATGCGCTCTTCAATGCTCTTGGCTTCAGCCATCAGGCTCTTTACCTGTGCGAGGTCACCATCACCGGAAGCAAGCTCCCGTGCGGTTGCAAGGACAGATTCCTTGCGGTTCTGCAATGTTTCGATTGTCATAGTTGTTTTAGCAACTCCAGACGTGCAAGCAGTTCTGCCCGCTCGTCATTATCATGGGCTTTCGCCTCGACTACGAGATCCGGTTGCTCTTCCGGCTGGTCTGCATCCCGCAGAGAATCCCAGACTAC